GTCAAGATGTGATAAAAGTGACTCGGCTATTCGGCCAAAAGATTTCTCCAGGGAATCCAATCGGCCTTCTTGTTTTCCAAGGCATCTGTTAATTTTATAGAGATATGCGATAATAGAGCCTCCCACGCCTACGAGCACGACTAGCACATGAGCTGGCTCAATTCCGAATATTAAATCGTCCATGATAAAAAAGAGAAAATAGGGTTTAACCCCTTTTGGATTTTTTGTTTGTTTTCTTTGGACTTTTGACTTCTGTGTCTGTTTCTACCTTCTCAACTCTTGGAGAGTCGTTAGCTCCAGTCCATCTCAAGTCGGACTCTAAGCCCGAACAAGGACGGCCGATCATTTTACCTCTTGCGTGGTCAATTAGATCATCAGCGTCTTTGCGAGTATCTGCTTTTGCTACGGCCCCACAGTGTTGACAAGTTAGTTTTCCCATTCAAATCACCTATACATTAAATGCCGTGATCTTGAAAGCTCCGTCCTCGAAGGCTTGTTGCACATCGAATCGGATAACGAGGTCAGTGTTATAGAGTCCTCCAACTGTTAAGTCAAAGTTTTCAAGTGTTAGATCCTCTCGGAGTCCAGTTACTTGAGCCACGTCACGTTTTGTTATCATCACAGTTCCTTCTGCAATCTGAGGAGTCTCCCAAACATTTTTCAATCCTAATGAACTGGCAAGGCCGGAGTTATTCACTACGTCTTTGTTGTCCGTTGGACCTAGAATGAATCGAGATAAGAACGGATAAGATCCACTTGCTCCGGTTGAGGTTGCTACTGCTAGAAACGCATCAGCCGGATTAATGAACATTGTATCTGCTCTATTCCTCTGAGTTCCAGGGAATAATGATCTGATAACTCTTGACAAAGCTTCAAACTCGCTCTGAACTGGAGTAGCTAGATCAAGATTTGCTTTTGTGTCCGTGTTAGTTGTTGTCGTTGCGACAAGGTTGTCGATTTGACGTTTTCCAACAAGGAAGTAAATCATGTTTCCAGCATTTTTGAGTGGTTGTTCAACTGCAAGGAAGTTATTGTCTTTTACATCGTTACGCTCTACTTGGATAGTTCCTCTAAAACTATTTTTTGTATTGCTACAATCAAGTTCTATTGGTTCAACTTTTCCTCCGATTACTGGAGGTTTTCCTCCGGACTCAGCGAAAATGTTTATCGTAGGATTATCTGTTTTAGATCCTCCGACTGTATCTGTGTATTGCGTTCGTGGGACGTTGACTTTTGGAGTGTCCATATCAATTAGTCTGTCGTATTGTTTCCAGTCACTCCAAGGCTCGGCCCCTTCGATTATTTCGTCAGCGATTTTTAATATTGACAAAGTGTTTGGAACGGAAACAGTTTCTTGCAAAGCTCGGCCTCCTATGTAGGGGTTAGTCTTTGCCATGTCACCGATTCTTATTCCATACTGTCTATACCAAATTTCGTTGAGATTTGGATTTAATCTCATATTCTCTAATGAGCCTTGAGATTTGTCGAAAAAGGCTGAAAGTGGAGTTTCTCTGATTGGCTTCCATGTGTCCATAGGACGGCCAATCTGACGATTAGCTTCGGCTCCGATTGTCAAAGCTTCTCTAATGTGGGCCATCTCTGGCAAGTCCATTAAGGATTGTCGTGTTACTTTTTCAGAATTGTATTTTACCATTCTACAACACTCCCTCTTGGTCCACATGGACAGCTATGAAATCGGTTGACGCTGTGCTTGGTTGTAGTGCTCTACCGAATGTTACATCGGCTACAACACTAATCTCAGCTACACCGTCAGTGCCAGAGCTTGTTAATGGATCACCTATTGCGATTGCTCCAATAACTCCGTCAACTCTTGCTTTACAACGACCATTGACACAAACTTTAACAGAATCTCCGGCTAAGCCAGCTACTTCGCTAGCTCCTCCGTAAATGCCATTAGCGTCCCCTCCGACACAAATTCCATAGATATAGATACCTTGGGAATCAGTTGGCTCGACTCTTGGTAAGAGTTCGCCAGTTGCCGGGGCTACGATAATGACTGGAGATCCTATTGTAATTGACTCATCAGCGATGGCGTTCACTACATAAGCTCGCTCATCGATGGCTCCGTCAAAAAGTCCTGCGTATTTATCAGTCATGCTTAAAATTTCATTCTCGTATTACTATACAAGTGTTATTAAAAAAAAGAAAAGTGGGATTAAGTGTATATGCTAGGTTTTGCTTTTTGTAATTCTTTGTCGAGTTGTGCGATCTCAAAGCGTTTGTTTTCAAGTTCGGCTCTTGGATGAGTCATACTTGGGACTTCAATGCTCGTTCCTGGAATTGTCTCTCTGATTGAATGTTCTCTAACAACTGAATTTTCTCTAACTTTATCCAAGTCGAGTTTCATTGATCCGGCATTAGATTGTGTCTCTTGAATTTTTTTATCAAGTGCTATGTTAGCTTCTCGAAGTTTCTTAACTTCTCTAATGAGAGGATTAATCACACGATTAAAGAGACTCTTGTTGTTTTGCTCGACAGTGTATTGCATCTGTCTCATAGCCATTGGAGTATTCATCTGAGGCATCTTAGGCATCTGAGGTTGCATAGCTTGTTGAACTTCTGGAGCCATTGGAGGCATACCATTCTGAGGTAATTGGGGCATCATACCGGGCATATTTTCTTTTAGTCCGTCAGATACTCCGGCTCCCATTTGACTAGTTCCGGCTCCGGCTCCTCCTTGCATTGATTCAATCGCTGACTCTGGAGTGTCTTTACCTTCTTTTTGATAAGGCATATCGATATCGGATGATTGATGAGAATCTAATGCTCCGGTAATTTCATCGGCCTCTTGATGTTTTTCTTTACCAATGATTCCGGCAATATCAGCTTCTCCTCCTTGATCTCTATGAAGTCCTCCGTTAGCTTCTTGATGTTTCTTATCGTTTTCTTCGTCAGTTTCTTGGATTGCTGTCGCAAAGGCGTTTTCGCCATGAGCTTGTTGTCGTGGATCTTTACTAGCTCGTAATTGATAGTAGTAGTCCATTAATTGTTGAGAACTTGGTCCCATGTGTAGAGCTTCCATTACTGGCCTAGCTTCGGCACATGATCGACATTCTCGTAGTTTCTTTTTATAATCCATTAAAATTCTTCTAGTGTTAAACTATACAAGTGTTTTCACAGTCTTGGCTAGCTTGTTTGTTTTATCAAAAGTTAGAGGATTACAGCCAATTTCCTTTAATCTTCTATGAAAAATAGTTCTGAGTTGAGTAAGAAGTGATAATCGTTTGAATACGTCAGCCGAGTCCATGTCGTTATAACACTGATCGATAATCTCAACGAGTCTCTCACTTTCAGGACAGTCGTTTTTTATTTTTTCAATATCTTTTACAAGTTTTTTTATCTCATAAAAAGAGTAGAATCCTCTCCTCTCGATATGATATATTCTATGCCAGTATCTAAGACAGATTTTATCTTTTGAGTGCATAAACTCTGACGGATGAGCCTATTGCAAAAAGTCCACTTACATTATTCAAAGTAACTCCGGTAATTAAGGTAGAATTAGTATCGCCAGTCCAAGTGCCTCGTCTGCCACGATCAGCCGAGCCCACGTTTGCCGATTCATCTATTGTCCCTTGAGGCGTTCCGTCAACTGGAAGTTTTAAAGTAGCTTTCATAAATTGAGATCCGAACAGTTCAAAGTTAAATCCAGTCCCTAACAAATTAACTTCATTATTTACAAAGCCGACTCCGACTCCGAGTCCAGTGACCTTCATACCAATCGCTCTAAGACTCACTCCGGCTAATCCGGCAAACGACATTTTGATTAATGAGACGACTGATGTTTGAAACTCGGCTATGATCGTTACTTCTGCAATACTGGCCGGAGTTATGGGTAACGTGAAAGTAACTGGCATTGTAGCTTGAGCGACAGTTACGTCAAACTCTCCTATCTTTTCAGTGGCTCCTCCGGCTCCTCCTCCAATAGTTTCATAACGTATTCTGCTAAATCTAGTCATATCTAAAACCTATTTACTTGAAACTCCCACATATCGACTGTTAAGATACTTGAGGCAATAGTTTTATTCCAAGTGCCAGCTAACATGAAAAATGCAGTTGCCGGAATATTTGTCGTGATCTGAGCTACGACCTCGTTATTTATGTAATAGATTATTGTGTCCAAGCCTCTTGTTTTCATTATCATTTCTAAATTGATTTTACTAGTTGAGCCAGCTACTCCGGTGTCAACTAATGTCGAAGTTCCGGCACTTACAGTATAAGCGTGCCAATTTGGACTATCCGTTGAATTAAAGATAAATCCGATTGAATTGTTTAATGCTGTCAATAATGAAGCTCTTGTTGTTTGGCCAGACGGTTGATTGGTCATAGCTCCAAGTGCAATCATCTGATTAGCTGTTAGAGCTTGGAGATTGACTCTTTGTTTCATCCAAAATTCTGTCGGAGTTGACCATTCAAATCCTCCCTCAGTTGCAAACGTCCCACTCTCTCCGGCTACAACACTATTTGAATCGAGTTGAATATTTCCGAGTCCTCCTCCTCCGGCTACGATTCCGTTAGCAGTTTCATACATATCTGAAAAAACTCCAGTTGATTGATTCGGTGAAATATATCTAAACTCGTCAAAGAGCCAAGCTGTTTGATCAGTTGCTACAAAAGGAATTGCTCCTCTTGGAGGGACTCCTCTGACCTCATCGCCTCGAACTGGAAAAGCAAAATCACGTCCCATTAGAACGCTCGCCTCTCTCCTACCCATTGCCACATATCAATATCGCCATTCTGATTTTGAAGTGCTTGCTTATTGTTATACGAAATATTCATTATCATTTCATCATCCGGTAAATTGGTTGTGTGCGTTGCCACTAAGTTAATCGGCTCAAGTCCAGGACTTCCAATAAAGAATTTAGTATCGACTCCTCTTGTATTAATTATTCTTAATCTGTAAAACGAAGCTCCAAAAACAACGACTCCGGTGTCCGTAGTAGTTGTTAATCCACTACTGTTACTTTTTGTCACGGCTCGCCAGTTAGCACTAGAAGCTGAATCAAAGTCAAACCATGCTCCGTGTCCGAAGGACGCTATAAGTGAGGCTATCGTTGTCCCTTCTCTTGTTTCTCCCGAAGTGAGTCCGGCTATGCCTATCGTATTAGTTTCACCGTCAAATTTCAAAATAAGATTAACCTCCCAGCTACGATTTCCTAGAATTACTGCATTATCGAGTGTGGTTGTTACACCGACTACTGATCCAAGTAATTCAGATGTTCTGAGGTTAAACTGTCCGTTATCATTAGTGTCGCTTGCATCACCGACCTCTCCAGTTCCATAGACATTATAGATTTCGGAAATTGTTGTCGGAGGATTTGAATAGAAGAAATCGTCAAACAAGAAAAAACTGTTTAGCGTATTGCTTGGGAATCCGGCAAACGGAGGAGGCGTGGGACCAGCTCCTCCAGTTCCAGATCCTTGAATTGGAAATCTAGCCATTAGAGTTATCCAGTTAGATCATTGACCAATCTGCAATCGACTGATATTCCGGCTCCGTCCGTAGTCCTTAGATTAACCCTATCATCTTTTGTTACAAAAATATCGAATTGAGAAAAGCCAACTGGAATAGGATTACCTGAGTTTATTACGAAAAAATTAGTTCCGTCAGTTGTCAGTTCGACAATCACAGACGTAGGACTTTGTATTTGTATAATTAGATTAGAGGATCTTGCAGTTTGAGCTAAAGGCGTATAATCCGGAGAAAACCATACCACATTTTGAGCAAAGGTTCCGACCGACTTGGCTCGCTCGTATAACTGACTCATGGATTCATTTTATTCTAAAACTATACAAGTGTTTTGAGTGGATCTTTGTCAGCTCTTTTCAAGGGTTGATGAAAAATATAGCGTAGCCATGTAAGCTGATATTCGGGATTAAACTCTTGATAATACCAATCGAGTAATTCTTGAGTGCTAATTTTTTCTTTAATCTGAGGTAAGACAGATTCGATCTCTCTCATTAAGTCAGAAACTTCTGCATGAGTATAGAGCCCTCGTTGCTGTATTGCGTAAATTTTGTTAAAGAACTTGAGACAGAAATCTAAGTAAGTCAATGTTATTGAGGACTGAAATGGGGTAAAGCATCACTTTCGCAAACTGCAAACCCGGCTCCTATTGGACATGGGTATTGGGTATTCAGAGCTCTAGTCCTCAATAACTATAATGGTTCAATAGCTGTTATCTTAACTCCTGGAGTTGCCGGAGCTATCCAATTACCTTTAAACATCATACCTCTTGGATTTGTTACAACCCAAGTCAAAGCTATTCCGTCAAGCTCACCGAGTATCACGCCTTCTGGCACTAGAAAACACTCACAGCTCATGCCGTCCTCACAGTCCGGACACTCGACATTTTCACTCCTCGGAGCTCCTCCGTTAATTGAAACGGCTGTTATAGTTCCGTTATCTATTGCCTGGAGCACTTCGGGATTTTCTTCGTGGACAATCATCTGAATCTCGTTTCGCTCTTTGTCAAATTCAGAATCCAGGATATGAGAGTTAGTTCTGTTTTCTAAATGATGATTAATGTCCATTGAATCTCCTACGGCTGTGCGTGCCATAGCGTGTAGCTCGTCCGGCTTTAGCCATCTCCTCAAACGTTCACCGTCTCTCCTATGATCTGTTATTGCCTCACTACTTGCACGAATCAAAAACATTCGGCCTGGAGCATTAACTTGTTTTACTCTGGCAAGATAATCATCACTGAGCCATGTAAAGTCTTGACGAATATTCTCGATGGCCTCTTGAATTTTTCTAAAGTTTGTCTTGTAAGTTTTCTTAGAGAGATGGCCGTCCTTTGCGACTTTGTGTAATTCTCCCTTCTTGCTTGCCTTGTTGATTTCTTTATTGACAAACTTAATGTGTTTCTTTTCAGTCTTTTTCAATGAAGTGGCTTTGTCTCCAATACCTCTCTTAAACTCCCATGTGCATTTACAATTTGGATGAGTGTTAGTATAACCAAGTCCCTCGCTTGGAGGCACTGGACGATTATTCTTATTTAGTAAATCAAACGTGCGTCCGTCAAAGCCTTGACAGATTTCTGGATATTCGTGTCCATGATAGGTGAATTTAGCTAGGAGTTGCATCTTATCTTGAGCCAAGAAATAGCCAGCTCCGGCCAATCCTCCAAGTAATACAAGCCAAGGAGCGAGAATTGCTAGACGGTTTTTCTTTTCTTCTTTTTTCTCCTTTGTCGTGTCTCCAGGGATATCGACTAATGATAAGTCTCTATGAATTTGAGTGTGAGCTTCTTTTAGTTTGTCGTCAACGCCTCCGACTGTCATGTGTGGATCGTCTGGAAATTCTGGAGTGCTAACTACCATGTGAGGCATTTCGATTGGATCGTCCTCTTTGTTTTTGTTGCCGTGTAAGTAATCAACTCTTGCATGATCCAGGATTGGAGCTAGTGAATGGTCCGTATTGTATTCGCCTTTTGTTATGCCATGCTTAACCCATTGGCCAGTCTTTTTGTCACGTTCAATGATTAACTCTCGAAGATTGGGAGGGGCTCCTCCTTGACTTTGTTCGATATCGTATTGCCATTCAGGTATTGATTTGAAACTAACAAAGGCGTTCTCATTGTGCATTGATGGCTCAGCCGGGACTTGGAACGGAGCATCCACATAATTTTTAGTATTTTGATTTGTGTCAGTAGGAATAAACTGAGACTTGATTACTTGAATCTCTGGCTCTGTCGTTTGGTATTGATAAAGATTCGTAACGTCACGTCCTCCGGCATAGCCTTCTTGGTCCTCAAACATTTCTCGTTGAACAATATCTGGATTAGTGTGATCAACTGTGCCGTCATTATCAAACGGTGATGTAACTGCAAAGACTGGCAAAGGGAGAATAGGAGGATAACCACTGTCAAAAATTTTGTCAGTTAGTTCTCCAGTTGGATTCGTCTTACCTCCCACTTCTGGATCAGCGTTCCATCGCCAATCGTCAGTAACATTAAGGAAGCTTGAATATTCTGCTATGACTGTGCGTTTTGATTCCATAGGAGGAATCCCTTGGTTTAATAGAAAATAATAACGCTCGATTACTGAATCAACTAAGGAGGCCATTGGTTCGGATTTATACTCTGGCGTTAATTGATTGACGTTGCCGATAGCTTCTTGAATTGTCATTGGACGATAATTAGCTTCATGTTTGGTCCAAGCCGGATCGACTTCTGTGACCATTGGTAAAACGGTCCCTGGTTGAAATAAATCACAAACGTCCTCAGCCTCTATTCGGCCTTGAACTAGCGAGCATTTACCTCCGGCTACGAAGTGAGCACAGTTGCCACAGCTCGCACTATTTTGTTTCTTTTCTAAGTGCGTTAAGGACATTATCAAAAATTCTGTCTGAGCTTATTGTTTCGCTCGTTCCTTCTTTAGGATTTTCTTTATAGTAAAACCTCGGCTTGCCGTGCTTGTAAGTTACTTTTCTCTCAAGTGTCGTGCCAGATTCTTTTCTCTCTTTTACCTTTGCAAGTTTTTTTCTTACAGTGTTTAAATTTTGACTGTTATTGCTCATCTCATACCATTTTGCATCGCCTAATTGTCCAGGAGTTTTATGATCTCTTGCCGGGAATTTAGTAACCTTTTTCCAGTAATCTCCTACGTCCTCCAAATATTTTATTTTAGTCTCATACTTTGAAATAGCGTTTGGATCATCTTGGAATATTGTCCCTCCGGCTCCCTCTGGCCTTTTTGGTTTTGGGATTGCTTGATTTCTTTTTTCAATCTCTGCATATTCTTTTTCATTGGATTCTTTTCTATACCAATCGTGCCAGTCTTTACTTCCTCCTTTAATTGATGAGATTAATTCTTTTTCAGATTGAGCCGACACTCCGGAGCCAGTAGTTTTCTTTTCTCCTCCTCCTTTGCCTTTGCCAGCTAGAAAACTCTTAACAACTTCGTCTTTAGATTCTCCCTTCTTGATTGGTATGTGACGGCCTTTAACAGTAATCCACTCAGTATCGTCCTTACCCTCACTAGCCTCTTGCATTAGTGCCTCATGTAATATGTTAAATGAGTCACACTCGCACATTGTTTCATTAACTCTTGTTGCTGAGCTTGATGTTTTACCTCGGCCCATTGGAGTCACGGCTGATTGTGGTAATGCCGGACCTTTTTTCTGGCCTGAGCCTGGTCCTCCCTCTTGATGTTTCTTGCCTCCAACTGATTGAGCTGACAATCCTCCTCCGATTGAGACGGCCTCTTGTTCAATTTTATCTAGTGGATTAGGATCTAAAGTTTTCGTAGGATCTCGGTGTCCGTCATGTTTTGGCTCTGGATCTAAAGTTTTCGTAGGATCTCGGTGTCCGATATCGCTAGGACTAGGATCTAAAGTTCCAAACTCATTCTGAACTTCGTCAAGTTTGTCGAATGGATCTGGAGGAGTTGTCGGTTGATAGTTTGTTTTGTCGAGTCTGTCTTGAGGATTAAGAGATTCTTTGTAGGGAGCTTCGTAAGGATGATCAGCTTCTTGTAATTCTTTGAGTGCATCTGTGCAAATAGCCCATGCTGAATCGACTCCTTTTTGCCCCTTAACGTCACTGACACATCGTTCTAATTTCTCAGGCATTAGTAATCACCAAATATCCTACAACTAAACAACATATAACAATTAAAACTCCTAGTCCTTGTTTCCAATCGGTTTTAAGATAAACGTCAGGCATTGATATCACTCACTATACTTTTTACAAATTCTTCTTTAGCCATTTCAGATAATTTCTCGCCTTCGTCAGCTTCAAATTCGTGGCCACACTCCGGACATTTCAAGGTTGAACAATCTCCAAAGCTTTTACGTCTTTTTCTGTAAAATGGAAAATGTTACCGTTTTTATCTTTAAGCGTTCCTTTTAGTTTAAAACTCATTTTCAAGGTTGTTCAATCCAATTAGGAGTTACAAAGTCATAAACTTTAGTTTGATCGTTAGGATTAGCGTCTTGGACTTCCGTAGCAATCAGTCCTCCGTTAGTTGTTACAACGTCAAAGTGAGTCAATCTTTATCGTCTTTTCCGTCTGTATAATTTTCTCTTTTGTGTTTCTGTAAAATTTAATCTTGGATCACTAGGTTGTCCACTCCAGGGCTCAGGGACAAACGGATATCGACCATGAGGAATATCAGTGGCCGGATTATCTCCTCGCACATCTTGAATCATGTCGTTGTAAATTGGCATATCATTAGGAGGTAATCCCATGCCTTGATTTGAGAAATTAACTGGACCTCCTCCAAGCTGTGAGTCAGTTGCTAAAGGTTCTTCCATTGGATTTTGAAAGTCTGGAGGCATAGCATTGTAATCTTGATATTCATTTTGCATCTGTTCGCTATACTCTTTTCTTAGTCCGAGTCCGGCATCCTCTAACAACTCACGAATCTCTAATGGATCTTGCACAGCTCCAGTTTGAATAGCTACCTCAATGAGTTTAATTTGTTCGGTTAATTCAATGTCCTTCTTTTGGACTCTACCGAAGTTTAGATCATAATCACAATCCTCCCACGGTAAGGCCACATAGCCTCCTCCGTATGATGGATCATAGATTGGATTCTGTTCATACCACGGCTTGAATAATTGGTCAATTAACATTCGAGTAACTGTAAGAGGGAACGAAGATAATCCGATTTGATCTAAGATTGCTGACGTGCTAGCGTTTGCGAATTGATGTGAGCTCTCTGTGCCTTGTTTGCCTCTAAAGTCATTCATAGCTTTCATTATAGGACCTAGAACAGTGTCCGTGAATTGAGTTGGATTAAATGCACGTTGCGAACTACCGAGCTCTTGCACTACAACTTTTGATCCAGCTACCAAGTCCTCGCCAAGTCTCAAGTCCTGGATTCTATTGTTTAGTGTTGCACGTTCATCCTCATCGGCATCGTCAGCTACCCAAACATTTCTCGGAGTGTAACGTCTCTCAGTGATGTGCATTGTAAGCTGATTAGAATATTTACGATCAAGTAGTGACGGCAAAATATTATCTTCTGGACCGTTAGCTGTGATTTGTGAAAAGGCGTGTGGGGTTGTCATGGCCACTCCGAATCCAATTCCGTAAGCACTTGCATTAACTGGATTCCAGTGCAAGTGAATTATCTCATCTGGATTATGATAGCCTTGGTATTCGGCTCCTCTAAATTCATACTTGTATGGAATCCTTTGACGATCCCACCATATACGAACAGCCGATGAAATTGGTATGTGCATTAAATCATGTTTGGATCTTACAGCTCCAATTCCCATTCGTGGCTTGAAAAAACAATTTCCATACCACAATAACTCTTTTACAATTTTAGTGTCAAGCTCATCGAAGTCTATTGCTGTCGAAAAATCTTCGATGTATTCTGTAATCTGATCATTAGCTCCCTTCCAAAAATGTTCGCCTCCAGTAATTTGTGATGATAAATGATTGATTGCAAGTTGCACGTCCTCATCTCTTGCGAGTGCATTAGCTAAAGTTGAAAATGGAATAATTGGTTTATCAAAAGTTTTACTTGTATAACCTTCTCTTGAGTATCTTCCGACAGTTGATATCTCCGGTCCCCACACTGGCTGAGATAATCCTGGAGGAGCGTTAGACATGATAGCTTCTTCAAAACTCATTTTCATTGAATTAACGTCAAGAGTATTCATCGAGGATCTTGGCACTGATTCCAATCGATTTTCTGGAGCGAGCATTTTGATTATACCGTTCCTTAAACGAGTTGTCCAGGCCATGCTAAAAATTATCTCTCGTTAAAATATACAAGTGTTTAGACTTGAATCCAAGCCATAGGCACACATTTAGTTTCTTCCATCCAAGTCCCTCCAGTGCCGTGTCTGTGTTTATCAGCGTAATATTCGGCTTGAGGCGTGCCTGGGGTTTTAGAGAGTTTAATTGCACAGAGATAACAAAATTGCCACAGCTTCCAATTCGGAGCTTTTGGAGTCCGGCACGATTTCCCACAATCACGATTGAGGCATTTCATGTAACCGTATAGTAGTGACGTATAGTTTTCTATTAAACTATGAAAATCAAATTAAATCATCCAATGGTTGAATTTTTAGATCGTTGCACATCTTGACAAAATCCATTTTGATTTGTAAATAATGAGGAGTGACAGCTACAACTTTGATCGGCCTATCAGAAATAATAGTGTGCCAATCTTTATCGTCCTTTTCGTCCATGTAACACAAACCTCCCACTGTCATAATTCCAGTCAGCTATTAAAGCATAGATAAGACTCATCATGGAATCCTTCGGATGATTAAATTCTTTTCTTGCTTTTTGTCTTGGATCTTCGACAGTCTTATCGATCTCCTCCTCAATGTCTTTGCGTGTCGTTGAACAAAGATCATCCATTAAGAAATCACATTCATAGTCTAGTTTGTGAGGTATGATTAGTTTAGTTCGTTTAAGCTCCTCAACTTCGGGCCGTGTGGGATGAGAAACGTAAGTGCCAATGAAGTCGATAAAATTTTGAATAGTTGTCGTCTTATCAATTTGTAATCTTCCGAGCTCAGTGCCGTGCTCATCTGTCTCTTGTCGGTATTCCATTTCGGGTTTTGTTTCATCGCCAATCGTTCTACAACCGACAAAGATTCGTTTGCCAAGTCCAATAAATTTATGATCATGGCTGTCACGTCCTCCGTCTTGAATCACCTTAACTTGGATTGCTCCGTAGCCCAAGTCTCCAACTGCATAATCCACATGGTAAGACGCTCCAAGTTCTGCGATATACCGTGCTTGATCAAGTTGATGTTCTTGAGGTCGTGGCTCGATCCACACAATTTGATAACGTCCAGATTTTCTCCAGTGAACGAGAATTGTAATAACGGTTTTGCTTGCAGTTGGTCCACTACCAAAATCAACTCCCATTGTAACTCGGATTTGGTTGCCAAAGATTGCCTTCAACCAAACAACTTCGTCAGGAGTTAAAAGTGTCATGTAATTGTTATAGCACGCACTGACCATAGCCGGACTAATTGGCCTTCGTTCGGCTTGGTAAAATTCTCCAATACAGTGAGAAGTATAAACACTCAATGGCGAATGTCTCTCTTGCCATTCAATCGAAAACTCTGGATTAATGTTATGAAGCTGTGCGTCCTCAATAGTTCTTGGAATCATTGGGAAAATTGTTTGAGGTAAATGATAGCCTCTGAACTGAGTATTTTCTGGCTTTTGTGATATCCACTTACCATTTAAAATAACTTTGAGTTCATCCTCATCATTAATTACTCGGCCTTGAGCATCTCGCTCAATCTTATCATACCAAAATTTATCCGTGTAAATCCACTCTCTTTGATCAGTCTTTTCCCATTTCTTATGATATTCTGATCCGGCCTCTCCTCCAATGCCAAGCATATAGAAACGGCCATGAGTTTGAAATAGTGCATACATGGCCTTCGAGAGGAATTGAACATCTTGATACTGTGCCTCATCTAACATTAAGAGTTGCAAAGATTTACCTTCGACTTTTTTGTATTGTCCTTCGTCAGTTACGAGATAAATAGCTGAGTCGTTTCGTAATGAAAATTCTCCAATGTTAGCTCTGTCGTGTCGTAAATAATCTCGCAATACGTCATTTTGTAAGAATGTTTCGATACGGAGCCTTTGTTTGCTGAAAGCTGAAAGGTGAGGTTCGTTGTCTGTAACATAACAAACTTCGCATCGATTTCTCGTTGTCGCATAGTTAGCCACTAAGTCAGTGCAAAACGTTGTCTTAAACGTTTGACGGCCAGCTACTATCATAATGTTTGGATGATTGTCCTCGTAGATTGGAATCCAAAACGGTGTAAGCTCCCAATTTCTAACAGTAAAACCGACCGTTGGCCTAGCTAATTCAACCCAATCTAATGTATTGATAGGGAGATCCGGAAGTGGCTCAAGGTCCACTCTCTCAGCTAGTTTGTCATTTAGTTTGTTTGGAGTTTTGTGTGTCCTTGCCATGTTTCAAATTAAGATTCATTAGTGTAGGTCCGTCTCCTTGCATTACCCATCGAAGATTGATTGTATCTTTAAGCTCGGCCATAATTTTTAATCGATCAGGTATTTCTCCTCCCTCTTTTTGTTTTTCTCTCATCTCTTGTAACTCAGATTCAATGTCTCGTAATTGCGAGATGGCCATGCGTGTCTCATAAACATAGCCGTCTAGCGTGTGGCCTTGGAGCCACTGGATAGAATCTTTACGCATCCATCTGAGATCGTTGTCAATTCTTTTGTAAAATTTTTGATGGTCCCCTGGAGGAATCTTGAAATCTTTTTCTAATTTTTTAACTATTAATGCCGGACTATGAAGGCCCTTGGATAAACATTCAGAGACTTTATCACGTCTAAGCTTCGTCTCATATTGCGTGGTCATGCAGATATAGAATAACGCTCTATTCGTATTTAGCCGTATAGTTTTCTAGTCTAATTTGGACCTAATTTGGACGTAAATTGGAGGTATTGTGATTCTAATGCTCTAATGACAAATTGGGGCATATACTGAGCCGAGTTGTCTGAATAGGAGATTACTTACTAACCCATTCACGGCTCGTAACACAATACCTCCGTGATTAGATTACTAGTCTCTTGTTAAAAGATTGTGAAATAAAGAGTATAGATTGGAGGGATTGCCCCAATTCTCAGATACATTCAGACTAATCAAAGCATGACCAATAATCAGACTCCTCGACAGAGCAATACCTCCAGGCTATAATGATTATTAGTTTTATTTAAGAGTAATATGCAGAGGAGCCAATTATTACAATAAGGAGGTATTGCGATGTGAATCGAAAATGACTCCTCTGATTGCTGTAAATGAGAGAATATGGATTTAAGATGATTGAGTCAGTGTTATTTGAGCCAAAGCTTATGCTTAGCCTCACAGTGCTTTTTAGTCTCTAAGATAGTATTGAAGGGCTCTTTGCAGAAGGGACAGCCATACATAGGCTAGTATTCTAGTGTTTTGAATTAAGTGTTAAGATCGTTCTTCATATCGTCTCTTATCATCTTGATAAGATGTTCGATAGTGCCTGATTTTTCGTTTGCGTAACTAAAGGAGAAGAATAATTTGTCAGTAATTTGGACTCCGGTGATAATTCCATCGGCTCTCGCTAGTTCTTTTCTGAGTCCGGTGAGTTGCCAATCAATCTCTTTGAGCCAGTGCTTGAGATGTTCTTCTGTAATCATCCTTGAAACTCTTTGACTTGCTCATTCACACAAAGCCATTCGTATCGATGTTCAGCGTATCTATACTGAGGATTGAGATTAGCTACATATTCGGCTAGCTGTTTGCAATTATAACCGTCAATGTTTTTCATATAGGGCTCAGCTTCCATATCTACAAAATAGAGGCCAATAGCAATACACGCAAGTAAGATTGTGCCTCCGATTACTACAAAGAGAAATATTCTAATTAGCATCCAAGCCTCGTCATGTTTCCAAGTCCACTTATGAACTGTGCATCTCTCACTTTTGTAAGAATCGTCACAGACTTTTCCTAAAATACATTTTTTTCGAGGAGGATCTCTCTCGTTAAATTCTCTCTCTTTTTTCCATTTTTGAAATTCATCCTCACTATAACCGAATCCTCTTGGTAAGCTCATGTTCTTCTCAAGTAGGCCAGAGTTTGATCCAATAAATCCCTAGTGAATTTTTTTTCGATAACAGTTGTTTTCTCAGTGTATTTGTTATAGATTGTAATCTTGCAAGGCATGAGTCTCTCATCCATTCTTCGTTTTCTGGATTGAATTGTTTGATACATCGTTGTAATTGAGATAATGCCCTTCTTGACCATAGTGAGCTCTTTTGGAGAGCCTTCGTCTAAAATAACAAGAGCTCTCTTTGCTGTCCCTTCTCCAACTCCAATCTTTTTAGCGAATCTGTGCATTGATAAATTTTCGTGCTTTGTTACTCTGTCGCCAGTTGGCCTCGGACGTGCTCGGCCAATTTCGATATTGTGTGCTTGCCTCTTTTTAGCTTCGGCTTGCTCCTCAATTAGGATATAGCGAAATAATCTCACTCTGTCAAAAGCCTTCAAGTGCCGTCTGTCAACGTTTGAAATTAAAACAAAGTCTCTCCGAGCTTTATCGTCAGCAAAGTATCTGACTTCATATTCAAGAGGAGTGTTAGTTCTTTTACAAATTTTATAACGAGAGTAGCCGTCAATTAACATTAAATTTTGATCAACTGTCACCGGATTCTTTAGTCCGTATTTTTTAATGGATTGCGTCATGTGATCCATTTCTTCGAGTGTCGGCCTTGGGACAACCTCAACCCATTTCAGAGAGAGCTTGATTTCTCCAGTATCGAATAATTGTTTTGAGCGTTTAACGTGAGTCTCCGTCTGAGGAAGTGCTCCCTTTTGCAATATCTCCAATATTCGATTTTTACATCGGCTCTATAAAAGCGATCGTATGAGTTTAGTCATATCATTTTCGCCAAGATACTTTCAGGGACGCTTGCCTTTTGTGCTTTGTCTCCAGTCTCTAAGTAATGGTATGTCTTATTGACTTCGACAAATTGTTTGTAATCTTCTGAGTGTATTCGATATTCAGCTTTAGTGTCAAAGATGAAAACTATTGTAGCTTTGTCCTTGAAAGCTCGTTCCATGAGTGAGGCATCCATACCACAGCCGAGTTCGTGATGGCCAAGGAATCTTTTGCCAAACGTGATAAACCATTTTCGTTTGAAGGTGATATAGTATTTCGTTCCTTCTCGCTCTACGACATGACAGATAGGAGAGTTATCCGTCTCAATAGTGTCAATGAGAGCTCCTCCGTATTTTTCAGTAAAGTAATGAACGGCCTCTCTTAGATTCAGGAGTTTAATTGTCAAGCTCGCAATCCTCATCGTGATCTCCGGCTGTGCCTCCACAAAAGGGACAATCTTGCGTGCTTGCACAATTTGACTGTCTGAGATAATACATGGGGTTACTCATCTTTAACTTGAATCTCTCTAATCTACTTTGCATTTTAGGAGTCATTTCATTATCTTCCATCGTGTGCCGTTATACTTGTAAAGTTTTCCAGTGCTAAGGACGGCCACTTGAGCATACCGAGCGATAATAAAACGCTCCCATTTTTTTCCGTTAAACTCTAACACGTTGCCGTTTTTGCTTAATGCTCTCATGCCTCTAATTGGTTTTTTTGTAACTCTTGTATAGTCGGCCCAAAATCTTTTCATTTCATTTTCTTCCAGGCGAAGGCGTTAGAGCCACACTGAGAGCACGTCATGGCCGTCTTTTTGTTTTTACAATTACAATTAATGCAATACTTAGGAGTCATGCCAATTTCCTATACATTATCAAGGCCGACATATTGCAGTTGTCGTCAGCATATCCTTGATATTTGATATCAACGATAGATATTTTCTCCTCGTTCTCCTCAAGCCATCGATTGAGTGTTATGTCGATTGTTTCTGTGAATCCAGAGGCGTAATTGTTATTGTGTATCTCAAAAAATTCGATAGCTTCTTCGGTATAGTTCTTTTTTTTCATTGTTTCAAAATCTATTTCTGACGTTTGTGGTATGCGATAAACTCTGTAATATTTGGGATAAATTAGTTTAGTGAGAATCAAAGTTGGACCTCCAATAATTTAGCGAGCCCTTCGAGAAAATCCTTTTCAGAAATCATGTCCGTTGCATCTAGCTCAATTTTATTATATTCTAAAATATCATTGAGGAGTGCTTTATGACGTTCTTTGATTAGATTAGCTATTTTGAGATTGATATCGAGATGTATCATTTCTTTAACGCCTTTGCCTTGTAAAAATTAAACATAGCCTCTTGATCCAACTTAGCTACTGTTTTAGGATCTGTCATTTTCTTTAAGTTGTCGAGAAAAATGTCTTGCATCTGACGGACTTTGAGGACAGTCTTTTGATTGCCAGAAGTGATGTAAGCTTTCATAGCGAGATTCATTACTTTATCGGATAACTGGATTAGGTGTGATGTTCTAGTGATTAACTTCATTTCTCGTTAAACTCCAGTGCCGGATTTTTGTTATCCATTAGTGCAAGAGAAACTTTATCTTGAATTGTCATTGGAGAGCCGTCCGGTAGCTTGCCAATCACTAGATAATTAGTGAAAATCATTTCAAAGTCCATGCCGATTTGTTCATTGAGTAGCATTGACTTAAAGATATGGAAAAAGAATCGATAGGATCTTTTTTCGTCATAGATTGGTTGTTTTTGTGGACTGTATTTCTCAACGAATGGCACTTGGACCTTGTAGAACAAAGATTTTGTCATAGCTCTAAATTTTTTTTCAAACATTAGATAGGTATTCTCAGGATCTTCTCTTTTCCAGGCGAAATTATGAACGCCTTGTTTCTCAAGCATAGCCTCAACGTCAGCTCGTGAGTGTGGTCCATCGACAGTCGTGCCTTTGTAGTTATTTCCTTCTGGAATCACTCGCATCCTCCAAGGAATAATTCTCAAGGGGTTGCAAATTAAGCTTTTGGTCGTTGCCCCATGTGTCCCAATTATGGATCTGAGTGCGTGCGAACAGCTCGATCCTTGGCAAGTCTCCAAATAATTTAACGATCTTGACTCTCACACTATCAGGCTTTTTGGAGTGTGATGTAAAGGGAGAGGCAATTATTTGAGAAATTTTTTTGTTCTTAACCTTGATTCCTTTGCCTCTCGTTCCAACTAGAACAAGCTCAGCGTTTGATCGTGTGTAACCTCCGAGCCCGGTAAAGTAACCTCCCTTGTTTCTATTCAGTTTAACCCAGGTAAATAGGACAACTTTGTAGCTAAAACCCCAAGCTTCCATGAGTTTTGCGTCAATAACCTCTTTGAGCATTGGCATAGTTACCCACAAACAAAGGACTGAATCTTTTTCAGCGATGGACTTGACTGGCAAAGCTACGATATCTTTTAGCTTCATGCCATCATAAGGAGTTATTTTGAATTTAGGATCGTAGTTGTAGAGCCTGGAGCCCTCAGTGTTTGAAAATTTGCCGTAGAGCCACGGAGGATCTGCATAGATGATTTTGTATTTTTTGTCTGGCCAATCCACAAAATTAGAATTTCCAGGACGGTTATTAATTTTTGGCATGACAGTAATCACAGACTATTTGATTGTCTCTGAGGAATCCCATGACTTCAAAGGGACAACAAGACTGACAGAGCCTATTTTCTAATAATGGAAATGCCTTCATTTCTAATCGGAGTTATGAAAAACTTTTTTGCAATTTGGACATTTTTTCCCACAACCTAAGAATGAGCCCCAATGGACCAAAACGAGCTCTTGACAGTGAGGACACTCTACAAATTTTGTCAGTGGCTTTGTTGTATGCCATTCAGACATTTTTTTCCTTCCATCTTTTGAAAGCTCCAGGAGATTTGATATGCGTATCAGGATTGTAGTCGTGCTCCTCAGCGTTGCAAATTGGACACGTCAAGCCCACACTATCAACGTCACAAAATTCTGGATGAATACAATTCCAACCGTTGCCACATTTAGGACAGATATGTTTCATTTTTTATGCTTGCATCCACAGTGTTGAATATTCTTGTATCGATCAAACTTGCCTTCTCTACAATCGACATGATTGTAATTAACGCACTCATAGCAAAGTTTCAAGTCTCCTCCTCCCATTTTTTGAATAGTGCTTTGAGGATTTTATTCCATCTAGCTATTGCCTCGTTGTAATCGTTATCGTTAATCATTTTCTCCTCCTAACCCACTCGAAATATTTTTCTTGATCAAGGAAAAAACAAACTGGCTTTTTTCTGTGCTTTATTTTGCAAGTCGGACAATACCAAGGAATCATTTAGCTTTACTCCTCCTCAAAGTTTCAAAAACGTGCTGAATAATTTTGGCCTCCAAGTCTGAACAGTAAGGGCAAGTTTTTTTGTGAACTTTCATGTAAGCTTGAGCGACTGTCTCAACGACTTTTTTAGTATTCATTTATCAAAATCTCCGGCTTTGAATTTACGAGTCAGAATTTTTTTGCGAGATTTCATTCTGTCTTTAGTGAGAAAAGAGTTGTTTATCTCACTATGTAATTGCTCGAAAATAGAGGAATCAATCGGTGTGACCGACTCTTTTTCTTGAGGTAATTCAGTCAAACAGTTAAAACAGTTATTGGAGATTCTGTCGCTGTATTCTGTTTTGCATTTTGGACATATTACGGTCATTTTAACAACTCCCTAAAGTGTTTGTCACAAAAATAAACAAACATTCCTTCATCTCCCTCTTGACATTTCTTGCAATTAATTATCCGTTCATCTATTGTTCTCATTTTAATCACAGTCCCCACAGTAGCCGTTATCATTACTAACAGAGTTACTAAATTTTTTACAACCTCGGCAAACTCCGGAGTGTCGGCCGTCAGCTTCGTCACTCAATTTTTTGCATCTCCAGGATATGCTCATCCACTAAAATTTTTCCTCCGGCCAAGAGTCTTTTCATGTAGTTAGGATTTACAAAAATCCAGTGAGAGTCATTCTTGCCGACTTTGTGCAAAGTCCATTTTCCCTCAACATTTTTCAGTGAGTAGTGACCAAGATATCGAGGAAAAATTCTCATTCGATTAGAACCGTCTTTTTGGATTCCGTCCACTGAGTCGTCACGGCCGACAATATTGAGGAGATATGGCTTAGTCATTAGTTGTCTCCCTCCTCATCCCAAGATTGCACTTTTGCCTCGGCACATTTTTGAGAGCAAAAGTTGACAGCGTAACCATACTCATCATACCATGACTTAGCGTCCGGAGCATAAGCCCCACACGCCAAGCATCTCCCTCCCTTCATTAGAGATTGTCCTCCTCGCCTATATGACCAAGGCAAAGTTTCAAGGCTTGACGCTGTAATTGCTTGAAGTTTTCTTCGGTAAATTCATACTTGACTTTACCGATTGTTAGGATTCGGAGTCGTTCAGTCATTATAATATCCGTCTCCGTGGCCGTCTAGCTCTTTTTGTTCTTCGATTCCCATTCGTTTTTCGATTTTTGCTATCATAGCGTTTTTTGTTTTTCTATCAAAGTCAGTATGGAATTGAATCCTACTAACCTCTTGACAGTCTTTGTCGTATCGGCTCAATGATACCAGCTCCGGAAACTTTTGCCTGAGACTCTAAAGAGAGTCTGGAGATGTTTTTCTTCTCCGGAATAATAGACAGAGCCTCTCAACTGGATTTCTCCGATTTCTTGCCTTTTTTTCTCGACTGGATTCCATTCAGTTGATCTCTCGATTTTTACTTGGCAAGGCGTTCCATTGATGATCACTTTTGGATCTGGATATACTTGGTCAGCCATTGGCATTTCTGACTCTGGAGCTGTGCTTGATCCGATTTGGATTACTTTGCAAGTTTTTCCAGTTTTGGAGATTTCTTTGATTTGGAAGTGCTCGATGTTTGTTTGGTCATATCCCCATGATGTGTGAAATATGTCTCCGACTTTTGCAGAGTCGTCCTCATTGTCTCTCAATTTCTTAAAAAAATGAAGTTCGTTTCTTTTTTGCATTTCTTCGTCAGTTAGTGCGTAATCGTTAGGATTGAGTGCTTTTCTGGCTTTGATTAATTCTTGCATATATTCCTCTCTGACTTGTAACTCCTCGGCTGAGAGATTTTCATAATTAACGTTGAGGCCGTTATCCATTGGTTTTGAAGTTTGATTCATAGAATAGTTATCTAGTTTAATAGTATTATATTCTTGTTTGTTATTTTTTACAAACAATTTGAGAGCGTCCTCCCTAGTCCGATTCAAAACGTCCCCTAAAGAGGAGCCTGAGATACAGTTTATCCTGAAAGCCATTATTGCCAATAGCCCCGAAACACTAGATTAAGAGAGCGTCCTCTCTCTCAGGCATATTATAGAGTGGCATTATCCTTCTTAAAGTCAGCGATAAGTGCCTCAGTTTTGTCCTTGACTAGGAAAAAAATCATACTGACTCTGGCCGGAAAATCTGGCTCACGTCTAGGCTGACAATCAACTATGCCAGAGCTTACCATTTCTTCAACAATCTTTAAAAGATTCTCTTTTTCGATGTTAAACTTGTTTTTGACTGTAAGATAGAGTAATTCGTTAAGGGTTAATTTTGCATCAGCGAAGTTAGTTAGCCAAAAAGAGGAGAAATTAATCGCTCTGAGAGGAACGTCTTGCCAGATCATTAAGTTATCAATCCCACTAAAGCAATCAAAGACACTCCAAAAGCAAGATAGATCCATCTTTTTGTTGTCATTCGGTCCACGCTCTCCAGGCACACTCAGTAATTGGACATGAGCCCCAAAACGTCTGATTCCATTCATGGCCCAGGGAGCATCGATAAAATTGCATATTCATAGAATTATTGTGCAAGTGTTTTCGTCCCTCCTCATCCCAATAGATATCAGCCTTTGTGTTGACTTTGTTTTGTTTTACGATTCTTATTGAGGATTTTAGATTTTGTAGTGAGCAATCGGGGCAAAATTTCCGTCCGACTTGTAATGATCTTAACGAGCTCTCGTTCATCTAATTTGAAAACCTCGTCCCTGGTGAGCCATAAAAATTGTAACTTCGCATTTTCATAGTGAATATTTCGAGCATTAGTTCTATGCACAGCCTTTGTGTTTTGCCAATGCACATCACCGTCAATCTCGCAAACAAGCTGAGGGACCACTTGAGGACAAAAAAGATCGGGATAGTGAACAAAATATTTTCTGAGTATCTCCTCTCCAGAACAATAGCCCTCTGTAATTGCGACACAGTGGCCAGTTGCTTTGTCAAAATATAAAACCTCATCCTGGAGAGCATGAAGGCCAAATCTACGAGAGAGGACATTACGAACAATCGACTTCTCGTTTGTATCGTCATGGAAGCTTATCCACTGAGTTTTTTTTCTTACCATACTTTACCTCAAAAAAGTATCGCATCATGTCCTTTTTATCTACATTTCTGTCAATTTGCCTAGCTCTTAGCTCGTCATGTGTCGCTGAATTTTTGTCAAAGTTCTCTGGAAAATTAATCGAATTAGCTTCGTGTCGAGCCCAAACAGAGACTCTCTTAACTTCGGCCTCGATTACTTTGTCGTTAAATTTGGGATATTCAAGCTCTTGGCCTTCGACTTGTTGATGTTCATAATAGCCTGGAGGATTATCCGGAATTTTTGGAGGAGTTGGAGGAGTTTCTATTTTTTTTTGTTCAACGCATTTATGAGGATTTCTCGTTCCTGGCTGTAAAGGAATAAGCTTTCCAGATTCAGCTTTCATGGATTGATCGAAAGCTATCTCTAATTTGCAAGTCTCATTAAAACAATAATATTTCTTACCTGGCTTGCTCAGGAATAACAACCTCTTTGACTGTCTCATGGACCTTCTCACGAATGACTTTAGTGATATCGGTTTTCATCATAGCGACAAAAATGTCCAACTTTTGCTTATCTATTGGATCAAGCTTGACATTGATTTGGACCAATTCTTCTTTATTATTCATGCCTATATTACTAGTTTGCTAGGTATATAGTCGTGTTTGTGCAAAAAAACAAACAAAAGGATAATACTATAAAACTAGTATTATAGTGTATGAATCAAAACGAATGTGAAATCGCCTCCGGTGTGAGATGTTCAAGTTGTCAAAAAGGCGTTCATCAGACGTGTTTTGGCACTTGCCAATGTGTTATCTGTGACGAATTATGGGAGAAATCCTCCGTCACAAAATTAAGCATGGAATACAAAACGTGCTCTCGATGTGGTAAAATTTTTCGTAATAACCACAATAGAAATAGACATTATTTTAAGAGGACTTGCAGAAAATGAGAAATCAAACGGCAAAATGTCCAAATTGTCTCAAAAATACCTTTGACGAAAAATGGTATAATAGAGAGAAATTATGCTCAAATTGCCCCTGGCATGAGAGTTTAGATTAAAACAAGCATACCCACACACCTATACTTCCAGTCCATGCCAAGGGAGGAAATACACTATTGAGTTATCTCATAACTAACTCAAATAATTTATTTTCATAAGACAATAGAGTGGAAGCTAAGGTGTGTGGGTTGCTGTGCCTAAAACGAGGTATTGTTTTAGTAAGATTGTGCCTGGAGTGGAAATTTTCAGAGAAAAGGGGTTATTTTGGAGGCTGTTTCGTTTCTGTCTCAGTCTTTTGGATTTGTTTTTGTTTTGGCTCGTATTTTTCTAGTTTTGATTCAAGCTCTTTGATTTTGGTTATGAACTGTTTGTTTTCGTGTTGAGCCAGTTCGAGTTTGTCAAAAACTTGCATACTAGCTTGATCCATGCCTTGAAGTTCAGAGTTAATTCTGTCATTCATAGCGTCAAAAACTTCTCCTTTTGTTTGGGAGATTCTTCGTTTAGCATTGGACAAAGCTTGTCTAAAAGCGTCCCTACTCAGCTCTTGAGGTTGACTAGGATTCAATGTGACTTTTCTCGGTTGACTCATGCTAGATTACTATAAGACTAGATATTAAGTCCACTCATTTTCTGATTCTTGCAATTCGTTTTGTGTTAGAATGTGAGTTGGATTGGCCACAATATGAGCGTCACAATCTGGATCAATAACTATTTCCTCGCCAGTCCAAGAGACTCCTCGTTCCATCATGCAATACCACGTTTTAATGACCATTACTTATTTAGCTCCAATTTCTTAATGTCCATTTTCGTTGATTTGTTTTTGTAACTCTTGGGTATTTTTCTTGGTTTTTGAGCGACTCCTATCAGTTTTACCAATCTAGCGACATGGCTAGGATCACCTTTGTTATTAAATTCTGTCCAATGTTTTAGAGCTTCTTTATCGTCTTTGTATTCTATATCGCAAATAAGACAACCATAGACTCTGATTGGCTCGGTCATAGCTTTCCGGCAAAAAAATAAAAGAAACTTACGATAGAAAAGTTTTGTGGTTTTACAAATCTCACTTGCATAAAGTCTTGAAATAGATACGGTTGATTGAGGATCAATGCCTTACGGCCAGTCTCTAACGGAGCATAGGCGATGGTAGCCACTGTCGAAGATCCGTTTCGTCTTAACTGAATTTCAAATCCTACATTATCGGAATTTGATCTTACATCACACATCATGTATAGGACATTACCCTCTAATGGATCATAGAAATTAACATAACCGAATCCTCCAAGTGGCGATACTCTGTGTGGGAAAATAGCGATATCCGAATCTCCAGTAACGCCAACTTTAGGAGCCCCACTTAAGACTGTATTAGTTGAGTGAACGGCCCAACTTGCCCTAGATGTTAGTCCAGTCAAAAACCCCACAACCCATCTGCAAATTCCATAAAACTCCAACAAGTAGCAAACATATCTCCTCCGGCACGATTGGAATCTCGCCATCGGTAACTCATAACATCGCCTTTTACGACCGGAATTGAGACAGTTACATCAGTGAAAATAGTTGGCACAAAAGGAGGCTCGGCCGGAGGAGAAGTTAAACTCAAGAGTTGTCCCACATCAACTCCGTTAAGCCTTCTTGTTATATTTATCGTGCCGTTGAAATTTTGAGTCCACATTACAATTCTAAATCCCTTCCAGTCAGCAGAATCAATCGGCCAAACAAATCCAGCTTCTCCCTCATCAGAAGTTAAATTAACAGCCCAACGAGGATTAGGAAATACATTAATGTTATTTGGATTGGTTGAAAGTGTCCAAGAATCTGTCCAACAAGCAAACTGAACCATTTACGTCACGTCCACCACACTACCATTGTCATATTCCATTGGTCGCCTCCCGGTTGTCCTCCGACTCCTCCAGTAGTTCGCCATCCTAAAGTATCTCCGACCTCCCAAAATAAATTAGTGCCAGGAAATTCTACAACTCCCGTCCCGGCTCCGGCTGTCAAGACAAACGTAGGTCCGAACGGTGAACCATTCTTCATCATGTTAAAATTAATATCTCCAGCTCCTTTTTGATCAACGTTGATAATAAGTGACTTGATTACTCCGGACTGTGACACTCTTTGAGATATATCGACAGTTGAATTATTAAGATTTCCTTGCCAATTACTAAATCTAAATGCACTACTATTCGGTGAGACATTAAGGTAAGTCATTTCTCTAATGTCGAGTATGATATCTTCTGGAGCCGGAATCGGTTGATTAATTACAGCTTCGGTCACGCCACAATCTTTGATAGTTGCAAACGTAAGAGGATCAGAAGCTGATCCTCCGTCATGTATTCCAATAGCTCCGATGTTAGAAATAATTTCACAAAGTAAAGAAGATCCTAACATTGTGGGCTCAAAATAAGCTGTGCCGATATGCTGAAAGTTTGTCGTCTTGGGATCATCCATTGAGATCGTTTTTGCATGAGTGCCGATAAAAACTCCTCCTTGTATGTCGAACCACTTTGCCGATATTTCAGCCGGAGGAACGCCAGCTAATCCAAAGCTTGCTACATAAACATTACACTCGTAGACATGGCCAACTCTAAAGCCACTAAAGATCCCACTACCTTGACCGGGACTTGCAGAGACGGTCAGAGTGTCGGCTTTAACAATAGTATCAAATTCAATGTGTAGGCCGGGAGCTACTGCTAGCTGATCACTTGAAAGTATTGCTTGGATATAACCTGAGAATCCCTGAAATACTCCTCCAGAGCCAGGAACGTCCGGTCCAGTTGATCCAGACTTATCGAATCCATGAAAAATATCCGTGCCTCCAGGCTCCTCATAAACGTAAATTTGCCATGAGGTATATCGCAAAGCTCCGAGAAATGTTTGAGGAATAAAGCCGTTAGCCATAGGTTGCTGAAATGAAACGGTGTGTCCTCCCACAGCGTCTTGTTGAACTTCGAGACAGATATCTTGCCAGTCTCCGTCTCCAGGTGTATTAATCAAATTAAATGTAACATCGCCAGTCAACACGCCTCTATGAAAATTGGCTATACTCCAATCCACATCAACGACTCCCGATATATTTCCAAGATCATTCTCTGTGCAAATTAACGGACATTGTGCTCCTCCTCCTCCTCCGGCACTTGTTAGGAGGAGCCATTGACCGAGTGTAACACTCCAAGCGAAACTAATTACTTGTTCGGCCGTAGTGAAAACAACGTCAGCCTCAGTGGGAGTTTTGATTGCGTAAATAGTTGCTCCGACTGTATGCTTGACGGTAACTGTTTGACCGTCATTAAGATAAATAGATAATCTATGTCCTTGCCATTTTGGGAAATTAATAAATTCTAAATCAGAAATCATGGCCCCTCCTCCGGAGCCAGTGATCAACGCACTACAATCTCCTGGAGCTGTGTCAAAAACATCGCCACTTGCTACGGCTTTAGTAATGTCCACTGTGCTAGTGTCGGAATCTAATTCACATAATCTAAATTTAAAACCGATTGCTCCTCCGAATTGACTTCCATCTCCTAGAGCTTTAGATGTGTCTTGTAGGCCAGTTTGATTAATTGGAGTGAATCCTTCTTGACTGGAAAATTGCTCGGCTCCAACTTGAGAGTCATTCTGTCGGCCGAGTGCATAGAGTGAAAACTTATTTCTCTTTTGACTCAATCCGGTGTCTTTACCTAATCTTCGAGCCTTGCCAGCTACCATTTAGACGAACCTCCTTGAACCGACAATCCTACGACTCAAGCCTCCTACGCCAGTGCCGGGAGATGTGATTGCAAACTCAAGTCTCTCAACTACAAGTTTGACATTTTTTGATCCTGGTTGATCCGAATCATCCTCTCTGTCTGTAAGGACGTTTGATTTGAAGAAAAATCCGTCACCGTATCTGAAATCAAAAATTCGGCTCCCACTTGTTCTAATATCATATTGTGTGTGCTCAAATTGTTGTTTTTCAAGCTCGGCCCTTGCGTCATTGAGTAATTGGTCAAAGAGTGAGATGTGTGTGCGTTCGAGAAACTCAGGCGTAAGGACACGGATTACAGTATCAAATCCGGCTATTGCTAGGAGTGGCTTTGTAAAGTGTAGATCATCGACTGACATTGAGAGATTGGCTCCAGTCATTTTAATCAAACTCGTATCGTCAAAGTCTGGATTTTCTGTGAGTCCTTTAGCTTCTGGAGAGTATCTCTGGAATCTGTCGTAACCGAGTGTCAAGTGCATTGTCATAAGCTTAATGTTTCGCCATTCAAACTGATTCTGGAGAGAGAGCTCTTTTGGTAATTTTAGATCAACTATATCGTTGCCACTAAGACTGAAATAAACTGGCTTGCGTCCTCTGTAAATTGAAAAGCTTGAGATTGGTAAGTCAAAAGGAAAAAATGTATTAACGAATGGGACCTCAAAGTCAGCAAAGACGACATTATCGACAATATCAAATAAACAGACTCGCACTTCTTTAACTCCGTCAAAGTCAATCGTTCCTCTGAAAGCTTCGATTTTCATAACGCCAGCTAGTGATTGTAATTGTCCGTAGTCAATAGACTCCGGATGAGTATAGCCGAAATTTCCTCTTGAAGTAAAGTCCATGTTTTGTGTCGTTAATGTAGATGGCTCTAGTCCTGGAAAGTTTGCTGACGGAGAGGCCGTTCCATAAATGTCACCGACACTAGCTGAGCCAGTGTTTGCCGGAGAGAATGGGAATCTTAAACAAAGCCAGTTTCCGAATTGATTGTAACTCGAATTTGGTAATACGTTGCCTCCCTCTGTAATTCTGTTCTTTATGATAAGAGAATCAGTGTCCACGTTGACAGTGATTGCACTGTCAATATTTTCTCCGAATGTCCCTCCGGCCTTTGTTACGTCTGGAAATTCGGCAAAGTCTGTCTCAGTTGGCTTGGGATCAAACGAAGCTGTGTTTGTTAATGAGTCGTAGACATGGAAACATTCGTGAGCCATGTCGCCAGTTTGTATTTTCCATTGAACGGCTGAGCTGTCCCAAAACCAAACAACGCCATCATCGATCACAGCGACTTGCATATTGTTAAGGTCAGAGCCGAAGTTGGCCGGACGATACTTTACGAACCAATTACCGTCACCGTCAAACTCTGCAATATTATTTGTATAAACAACTCCTATCGGATCAGTGCCAGAAAATGTGTCTGAGCCAGTGCCGTCCACTAAAATTCTGAATCCTCTTGGAAATAGGTTAATTTGTCCAGAGTATGCGTAAATATCGGCCACTAACCCTAGCTCCGTGTCGTCAGTTGCCCTTGCGTCAACCCACGTTCGGAAAAATCCTTCTCCGTCAGTCGTGTTATTGTCATTGATTACTACGTTACAATCGAACATACCTGGAGCAAGTGCAAACTCAAAAGTTCCGGCCGGAGGATTACCCGGATCGGGAGCAAACGTTCCTCTTAGATAAGTTGTAATTCCGTCAGTTACCGAGGGTTTATCAGTATGATTTGAGCCACAGTTAATCCAAGCTTGAGTTTTGCCGTCTGTCCATTCTGAGTATTGAGTGGTATTACCAAATTCGTCAGCCATGTCGATTTGAGTCCAGAATAGAGGACTCACATCGGGAGTATTGCCTTGATTGTTGTCTTGTATTGAGATGAAATGTTTTTCATTGTCAATGACTTTAGCGTCCGTTAGATAGGTGACGTTTGTGTCAAATAGTGGACGAAAAACAAATTGGAAAATGCCAGACTCATAGATTGAGTGGCCAGTCGGTAAGCTCCCTCTCTTAGGAGAGCCCCAACTACAAATTAACGAGCCAGTTGGAGGATTGATTCCTCCCTCTTGTTCACCGACATTAACGTTGTCAGTGTCGTCTTTGTCAAGAGTTGGCAAGCTAGAATCATCGAGAAAATCATTAGTTCGAGAGCCTTGCGAAAAAATTGCTATGTTAATTTCGTCAATGCTTGGAGTGTCAAACGAAGTGTCAAAGAAATCTAAGATTCCTCCAGTGTCAACGGAGCCTCCGAGTTTGTCGCCAATGTCAGTCCAATAATTAAAAACATAGTCCGGATGTAATCCGTATTCGTAATGATTGACTGTGCTCTTGGGTAATCCGTTGCCAAACTTTGAGACTTGACTATATCCTATGTCGTGACCGATTAAGTTTGGCTGTCTTGCTCCTCGATTTGTTTGATATCCTTCTCCTATTTCTCTAGCTACTTCAAAAGCGTCAGCGAACCAAAACGCTCGGTTAAAGTGAATCTCTTGAGTATGATATTCAGTGCCAATAAGATCCAGTGTTAAGAGAGTGCCTTCGGCCTTTGTTTGCGTAGGTAAAAAACTCGGTTTTAGTTCAAAGAATCGGTCATAAATATTTCCGGCCAAGTCTGTGACTTCAATTCTAAATCTGTCAAATTCTTCAATTACTGTCTCCGAGGAGATTTCATCTGAGATAAACTGTCCAAAAGCTCCAGACAAAACAATCTGAGCTTCGTTGACTTCTCCTCCTCCGGCATCTGTGAAAAGAGGGATTGATTGAACGAAATTTGTAATGTCTTTACTTGTTGCGTAGTTGAAATCTTCTTTAAACCAAGTGACAACGAGATTAGTGAAATTACTTGGCATTACGTTCCTAATCCAGTGGGATCGCCTGAAAAGCGAAATGTTAGAATTAGATCGGCTTTGTTTTTCATATCTTGAGGCCGAGTGAATCTTGCATTAGCAAAAACATAGCCGAACTCTGGAGTGTTAGGTGAACCTTGAGGAGTTACATTAAAAATCGGAATATCATCGAGACGTAATCCAAATCGGCCCTTAGCAAAGTCCGGGAGTGTTTTTTCCTCAACCAACCATTTTCTTAAAATATCCATGACAGATCCGGCCGTAGCATTAGATGAGTTAAGCTGTTTTGTTGTAAGCTGAACATCGATTCCATCGAGTCCCATGTCTTGCACTTCGTTAATTGGTCCGGCTACTTTTGGATTCTCTGGAATAGAGTTTCTGTAAAAAACTTCTGTCGCAAACATGAGAGAGTCGTTGCCTCCCTCGGAGTCTGGATTAAAGAGGATTTTCTCGTCAGCCGGGACGTTGCCTTCATTATCTCCGGTGTTTGTCACTCTGAACAGTGCCGAATTTTCTCCGGCCATTATCTAATTCTCCTCGGCATTACTGGATTGCCGTCAGCGTCCACGTTGCTGTATGGATGAACTGGCCCTCCTTTTTCTTCGATTACTGCGTCTTGTTTGTATTCTGTCGGAGATCCAAGTGTGCCACTGACTGATTGATGTTGAAACAAATTTCCGGAGACTTGAGAAGCTCCTCCTCGGAGTCCTCCCTGAGTTGTTACTCTAACCTCTGTAAATCCACGTCTAAGCTTCTCTTGTTCTTGATGAGTTATGAATTGGAGAATTTCATCCTTGGCTATTCTCTTAAATCTTCGGTCCAAGAAACGTCCGGGTTTCATAGCTTCGTCTATTGCAAAATTAATAAACTGCATTATGATTAGTGCAATACCGACTCCAGTGACAGCCTTAGCTAGCTGTCGTGTCAATATTGAAGAAATAAAAGTAAATGGTCCATGTGCGAGTTGCTGAACGTTGCTGAATGATTTACTTGAGAGAGCTTGTATTTTTTCAACGTTGCCTCCCTCATATTCAGTCATTTTTTCGTTAGTTGCTTTTGCTTGAGGAGATTGACTAATTGCTTTGTCAATTTCAGTTTCTAGTATTCTGTCAAAGTCGCCTGGATTGATATCGACTGAATCAGTTTTGTTCACATGAGTAGGGTTAGCCGATGAAATAGCTTGACTATACAGTGCTTTTTCTACAAAAGCCCTTAGAACATCGGTAAAAGATCCCATTTAGCTCACCGTTATATTATTAGTCGTTATTCGGAAAAAGCACTTATATTCAAAAAATCCTTCCTCTCCGGCCTCTTGATTAAAGTCACGGAGAAAAGCGTTGACTTCAATCTTTGCCACAGAGCCGTCTTTACTAGTTGCCTCAATAGTAAAGAGCTCGCTTGGAGTATTTCCTAGTGAATCAAGCTCAGTCTTATCGTTAAGTGTTGAGTAAATATCAGTCGTTGCGAGCATTGTTGCCTCGAACCAATGATCACCGGAGCCGTAAAAATATCTCACATTACCGTCAGTTAATGTCTCTCTAAACTCTGGCCGTCCGATGTGTGGTTTAATGTTAATGAGTTGCACATACTCATCTTTTAAAACTCCAGTGCCGAGAAATAATCTAACTCTCTGAGCATTAACAAGTAAATTATCAGGTCCGAGATCAACCATGTTATACCACGTCCATTACTGGAGGAGCAATTACTTCTCCAGTTATTTTGAATCTTGCCAAATCTTCTCGCTCGTAAAGACATTCTGTATTGACAATTTGCATCCGTGTCGTGTGATTGAAAGTGTCTCCTTGTTTGTTCTTAGTTTGTTTAATGAGAAATACCTCCGGCAATTCTCCGTTAGCGAGAATTTCTCCAATGTTTTCTATGAAATTAGTTGTAGAGCCCTCAATATCAGAGTCTTTTACCATAGTTTCAAACGTAAATGTGCCTTTGTAGAGGCCAGTCGCTCGCTTGGCAATTCCAAGAGGACTGTCTCTCGTTAGCTTTGTAATGAGATTATAGCCTCCGGCACTCGTCACGTCATTAACTTCGGTGTAAATGTAATTTGCCCCTGGTTGAACGCCAGTTCCTTGTAATCGATCATAGATTAACAGTCCATTAACTCCGGTGAAAACTTCGTCATTTTCTGACTCGATTGTTATTAAAACAAAACGCAAGCGTCTCCTCAAGTCTGGCTGAGCTGTGTCGTAATCGTCCTCCCTGGTCCATGCTCTTTGAGCTTGATAATAAACTCCAATGCCACTCGAAGGATTGTATTCTGTCCTTAGTATTCTAACAACTTCGTCTCCCATGTCCTCAAGGTTAGAATAAGATTCATCTCTTGAGAATATTTGCACATCAATAGTTCGGTAAAAGATTGTAATTTCGTATATGTCTTGGACTTCTGTGAAAGTTGGATGTTCAATATTGTTTTCGTTGCCTTCTGATTGGATCTTTTGCACGGTGACGGCCTTTGTCACTTCGTTGCCTGGGATTTGTGGATAAGCGAAAAATTGCACTGGCTCCTTCATATTGTCGCTTGTAGTTTTAGAAATCTCTCCAGTTAAATTCCATTGAGCTTCGATAATGTCTCGAAGATCGTCTGCACTAAACGCCATTTAAGGTGACGTGCCAGTTCCGGTTTCCGTTCCGGTCACTCCTCTTGTAGTTGTGAAAGTTGATCCGGTATGTCCGGTAATATCTTCTTGACCATAAAAGGCTCTCACATGATCACCGATTCTTTTCTCCCATTGTTTAATTCCATCGAGTGTTTGATTCTTTGCCGGAGTTTGCCAGTAATTGAATAATGAAGCTGAAAGTCCAGAAGCTAGAGCGATTAATTGATCATCTGGATTAGTCAAAGGTCTGTCTCGATGGACTCCGACTTGAACGTTGATAAACGAGTCAGCGTCTCTCATGTGAGTTTTTATTTTTTCGTCTGAGACTTGATTAGAGTCTGGAATATTGAGTAATTGTTTTACCCTTTTCAAGTCTGCAAAGCCAGTGACAACGCTCAAGATGTTAAGCTCCTCTCGACTGTAATGTCAAAACGATTAGACTTGACTATTTCCGTGCCGTCAGAAAAATCAACCTTGCCGTAATATTGCCCGGCCGGAGTTGGAATATTACCCGAAGTAATAGGCCATAGGAGTATTCCGTCAGAGAACGGAGATTTTCGAGTTACTACAATTCCTCCAGTGGGAAAATTACTAGAGAAGTTAGTCGATTTTTGAAAAAGCTTAATGTCATTATAAGGAGTGAGATCAAAGTTTCCTCCGGTATTGCGATTCTCAACTGGAAGCTCTAACGTGAACTCATCCTCACCTAATGTTAGTGTGATCTTTTTAGAAATGAACGGAGAAGGATTTACAGTCATGCTTGATTTTCTCTCTCCTTAAATTATACAAGTGTTATCATACTGGCTGTCCTACTCGACAGTAAATTATCGTCCCATTTTTGCTGAATCTAAATTGAACTTGATCTCCAGAAGCTACGACAACCTTCGGAGCATAACTGACAGAAGGCGTGATATCTTCTTGCACGATAGTCCAAGTCGTGCCTCCGTCAAGCGAATACTCTATGACAGCTTGACTTCCATCGAAGGAAAAATAAACAGTCCATTCGACAGTAGATCCGGCCGGAATATCTGGAGTTAATGAAGCTCCAAAAATGCTGTCGTTTGCTGAATAGGCCACAGATAAAACTTCGGCTATGATCTGTTCACTAGTCGGAGGTTGCCCTAGAAAACCTTGAGGAGGAGCGTAACTCAT